TTCTTCGAGGCGCGGAACGGACGGCTTTATGGCTTCCGCTTCAAGGACTGGGCCGATCATCGGTCCTGCCTGCCTTCGCAGGCGCCGTCGTCAATGGATCAGCAGATTAGCATAGGCGATGGCATGACGACCGCGTTTCAGTTGGTGAAGCGCTATCCCTCCGGAGGGCAAAGCTGGACCCGGGCGATTACCAAGACGGTCGCAGGCACGGTCCAGATCGCCCTGAACGACGTGGCGCAACCCAGCGGCTGGTCGGTCGATCACAAGACCGGCGTCGTCAGGTTCGACACCGCACCATCCGACGGCATCGCCATCACGGCGGGTTTCGAATTCGACGTGCCGGTCCGTTTCGACAGCGACGTGCTGGACGTCACGCTGGATATCGAGCGGCTGGGCTCCATCACTTCCATTCCCCTGCTGGAGATCCGGCGATGAAGAATATCCCGCCTGCCTTGCAGACCCATCTCGACAGCGGCACCACGACCTTGGCCTGGTGCTGGCGCATCACCCGCGCCGATGGCACGTCTTTCGGCTTCACCGATCACGACCGGGCGCTGGTGTTCGACGGCACGGAGTTCGAACCGGAAAGCGGGCTGACCGCCAGCGAGATCCGCTCCGGTGCCGATCTCTCGGTCGATGCGCAGGACGCAGCCGGCGCGCTGCGCTCGGACCGGATCACCGAGGCCGATATTCTCGATGGACGCTGGGACAATGCCGAGGTGGAGCTCTGGCGGGTCAACTGGCAGGCGCCCGGACAGCGCGTGCTGATGCGGCGCGGCGCCATCGGTCAGATCCGGCGCGGACGGCATGCCTTCGTGGCCGAGATCCGCTCGATGTCCCATATCCTCGGCCAGACGGTCGGGCGGACATTTCAGGCCAGTTGCGATGCGACGCTCGGCGATGCCCGCTGCGGGATCGATCTTGAGGATCCGGCTTTTCGCGGCACCGGCACCGTCATCGACGGGCTACGCGACCGGGCTTTCACCGCCTCCGGCCTTGGAGGGTTTCAGGCGGGTTGGTTCCGCTTCGGAACACTCACCTGGACATCCGGTCCCAATGCCGGGCGGCGGGCGGAAGTCCTGGCCCATGACCGCAGCGATAGCGTGGCGGTGCTGACATTGTTGGAGGCGCCGATCCGCCCCATCGGCACGGGCAATGGCTTCACCGTCCATGCCGGCTGCGACAAGCGCATCGCGACCTGCGGCCAGAAGTTTGGCAATGTGGTGAACTTCCGGGGTTTTCCGCACATCCCCGGCCAGGACACGATCCTGCGCTATGCCAGCCAGGATAGCGGTCATGACGGGGGCGTGCTGTGACGCGGCCGCAATCCGCCACCGATCTGGATCGCGTCATTGCCGCAGATCCCGACAGCGTCATCGCCGCCGCACGCAGCTGGCTTGGCACGCCCTACCACGATCAGGCCAGCTTGCGTGGTGTCGGCTGCGACTGCCTCGGGCTGGCGCGCGGCGTCTGGCGCGAACTCGTGGGCGATGAGCCCTCTCCGATCCCGCCCTATAGCCGAGATTGGGGCGAGACGGGCTGCCGTGAGGTGCTGGCGGACGGCGCGCGACGGATGATGATCGAGCTGCCGGTCGCCGATGCCGGGCCGGGCGCCCTCGTCCTGTTCCGCATGAGGACGGGCGCTATCGCCAAGCATGTCGGCATCCTGACCACACCGTACCGCTTCATCCACGCCTATGAGCGGCTGGGCGTGATCGAAGAACCACTGACCTCCACTTGGCGCCGCCGCATCGCCTTCGCCTTTCTCTTCCCCAGCATCTGAGATTTCGTCACATGGCAACCCTTGTTCTGGCTTCTGTCGGCGCCACGATTGGCGGCGGCTTCGGGGGCGCGATTCTCGGTTTTTCCGGTGCGGCCATCGGCGGCACGATCGGATCGACCATCGGCGCGGCCGTGGACAGCTGGATCGTATCCTCGCTCGCCCCGGCCCAGCGCATCGAGGGCGCCCGGCTCGACAATCTGCGCATCACCGCCTCAACCGAAGGCGCGGTCATCCCGCGCGTCTTCGGGCGAATGCGCATGGGCGGGAATATCACTTGGGCCACGGATTTCCGCGAAGAGACCAAAACCAACCGTCAGGGCGGCGGCAAGGGCGGCGGGCCGAAGGTCGAGACGACCGAATATCTCTATTATGCGTCTTTCGCCGTGGCGCTGGCCGAGGGCGAGCTTACCGGCATCGGGCGCATCTGGGCGGATGGCAAGCCGCTCGACATCTCCGGAATCACCTGGCGCTGGTATCCGGGCAGCGAGACGCAGGAACCGGACCCGTTCATCGCCGCCACCATGGGTGCCAAGGCCACCCCCGCGTATCGCGGCACCGCCTATGTCGTCTTCGAGGATCTGCCGCTGAACGATTACGGCAATCGCCTGCCACAGCTCTCCTTCGAGGTCTTTCGCCCCCTTGCCGATCCGGACACGGCCGAGGGTCTGACCCGCGCCGTGACCCTGATCCCGGCCTCGGGCGAGTTCACCTATGCCACCGAAGCAATCCGCAAGGGCGGCCATGGCGACAGCACGGCCGAGAACCTGAACGCCACCCCGGGCAGCCCGGACATGATCGTGGCGCTGGACCGGTTGCAGGCCATGGCCCCAAAGGTCGAGAGTGTCAGTCTGGTCGTGGCCTGGTTCGGCAACGATCTGCGCTGTGGCCATTGCGCCATCCGGCCTGGGGTCGAGGTAGCCGAGAAGGCCAGCAGCCCCAAGACATGGTCCGTAAATGGCATCGCCCGTGCCGATGCCCATCTCGTCAGCCGCGATTTCGAAGACCGCCCAGTCTATGGCGGCACGCCAGCAGATTTCGCGGTGGTGCAGGCGATCCGGGAGATGAAGGTGCGCGGGCTGCGCGTTACCTTCTATCCGTTCATTCTGATGGACGTGCCGCCCGGCAATGCGCTGCCGGATACCTATTCGGGCCATGCTGCGGGAACTGGCCAGCCCGCCTTTCCATGGCGCGGGCGGATCACCTGTTCGCCCGCCGCCGGTCAGGCGGGCAGCGTCGACAAGATGTCGGCTGCCGGGGATCAGGTTGATGCCTTCTTCGGCAACGCCAGTGTCGGCGATTTCACCGTCATCGGCGACGAGGTCCGCTGGGCGGGCGATCCGGGTGATCATGGGCTGCGGCGCATGGTGCTACATTACGCCCATCTCTGCGCGGCGGCGGGTGGCGTGGACGCTTTCCTCATCGGATCGGAGATGCGCGGGCTGACCACGATCCGGGCAACCGGGAACAGCTACCCGGCCGTCGCGGCATTCCGGGCGCTGGCCGCAGATGTCCGATCCATCCTCGGGCCCGGCAGGAAGATCAGCTATGCCGCCGACTGGTCGGAATATTTCGGCCATCAACCAAGCGATGGCAGCGGTGATGTCCATTTCCACCTCGATCCGCTCTGGGCGGACGAAAGCATCGATTTCATCGGCATCGACAATTACCTGCCGCTGTCGGATTGGCGCGACGGCTTCGATCATCTGGACGCCCGAGACGGCTGGCCCGCCATCCATGACCGAGCCTATCTGCAATCCAACATTGCGGGCGGCGAAGGGTTCGACTGGTTCTATGCCTCAGGGGCTGATCGGGCCGCGCAGGTTCGGACTCCGATCACGGACGGCGCGCATGGAAAGCCTTGGGTCTTCCGCCCCAAAGATATTTTGGGCTGGTGGTCGAACCGGCATTTCGACCGGCCGGGCGGGGTCGAGGCTGGTACACCGACGGCATGGGTGCCGCAGTCCAAACCGATCCGCTTCACTGAGCTCGGCTGCCCGGCCATCGACCGCGGCACCAATCAGCCCAACGTCTTCTACGATCCCAAATCCTCGGAAAGCTTCGTGCCGTACCATTCGCGCGGCTGGCGCGACGATGCCATTCAGCGAGCCTATCTGGAAGCGACATACCTGTTCTGGGGCAAGGCATCGAACAACCCGGTTTCTGCGATCACCGGCCAGCGCATGGTCGAGGTCTCGGAATGCGCGGCATGGACCTGGGATGCCCGCCCCTATCCCTTCTTTCCGGCGCTGGGCGATGTCTGGACAGATGGCGCCAACTGGCGGCTCGGGCATTGGCTGACCGGGCGGCTGGGCGCGGTCTCGCTGGCCGCTCTCGTCCGCCATCTCTGCCTGCGCGCCGGGCTGCTGGAATCCCGCATCGATGTCTCCGGCCTCTGGGGCGCGGCCGAGGGCTATGCCATCACCGCGCTGGAAAGCCCGCGCGCATCCATCACCACGCTGGCGCGGCATTTCGGCTTCGATGCGGTCGAGAGTGCGGGCACCATCCGATTTGTGATGCGCGGCCGGGCACCGGTTGCCACCATCGCCCATGACGATCTTGTCGCGGGCAACACCGATGGCGAACCCATCGAGCTGACTCGCGCCCAAGAGACGGAGCTGCCGCAGGCGCTGAAGTGGCAGGTGGCCCGGGCCGACGAGGATTACGATGCGGCGCTGGTCGAGGCGTCCCGCATCACCGTCGACACCAGCCGCATCGCCTCCGAGAGTTTTCCGATGGCGGTGCCGCCGGAAGAGGCCGAGCGCCGCTGCCGCCGGGCCCTGCAGGAAGCCTGGGCGGGCCGCGAAAGCGCGGTGTTTCGACTACCGCCCTCGCGGCTGACGCTGGACCCGACCGATGTCATTGCGCTCACCCACGATGGGCGCACAGAGCAGTTCCGCCTGATCGCCGTGGCCGATGCAGAAGCACGTGGCGTGGAGGCTGTGCGCCAGGACCGGGAAGCCTATGATCTGCCGCCCGGTGCCGAGCGACCGGCCACCCTGCCCCGCGCTGTGACCTTCGGGCCGCCGGAGGTCATTCTGCTCGACCTGCCCCAGCTGCGGGACGATATCCCTGCGCATCAGCCGCTGATCGCAGCCACGGCAAAGCCATGGCCCGGCGCGCTGGCCGTCTATCGCAGCCCCGGCGAGGATGGGTTCGAACTTGTGACGACAGTTCGCCGCAGGGCCAATCTCGGGCGTCTGGCCGCCGATCTCTGGGCCGGTTCGACATCGCGCTTTGACATGGGCAATGTCCTGATCCTTGATCTCGCCAGCGGTCAGGTGGACAGCGTCAGCGATCTGGCGCTTTTTGGTGGCGCCAACGCGCTGGCGGTGGAATCCGCACTGGGGCGCTGGGAGATCGTTCAGGCGGGCCATGCCGAGTTGATCGCGCCGGGGCGATATCGATTGAGGCGGCTGTTGCGCGGCCAGCGCGGCACCGAACAGGCCATGGGGATGCCCACCCCGGCCGGGGCGCGGGTGGTTCTGCTGAACGAGGCCCTGATCCCGCTGCCAATTCCTGAGGCGGATTTGGGCATCCCCTTCAACTGGCGCATCGGACCCGCCCGCCACCCGGTCAGCAGCGACACCTTCGCAGCCCTCAACTTTACGCCCGAGGGCGCTGGGCTGCGACCCTTTGCGCCAGTCCATGTCGCGCAGCCATGGCGCCAGCCGCATAGCCCTGGCGATCTGGTGATCCGATGGACACGGCGCTCCCGCAGCCTCGCTGCCGACAGTTGGCAGGGGATCGAGGTGCCGATGGGCGAAGAGCAGGAAAGCTACGAGGTCAGGATCATGAACGGCGCGGCCGTGAAGCGGACCCTGACCAGCACTGCGCCCTCGGTCACCTACACAGCCGCCCAGCAGGCCGACGATTTCGGCACGTTGCTGGCCCCCGGCGGCAGCCTGACCATCCGCATCTGCCAGCTCTCGGCCCGCATCGGGCGTGGCACGGCACGAACCACAACCCTCTATATCTGATCCTGAAGAAAGACATCCGCATGCCCGACAGCACGACGAACCTGCTGCTGCCATATCTCATGGCGGCGCAGGCGCAGAAGCACGTCACCCATAACGAGGCCCTGCGTCTGCTCGATGGGCTGGTGCAGCTGTCGGTCAAAAGTCAGGAGCTGACCGCGCCACCCCCGGCGCCTGCCGACGGCGACCGCTATATCGTCGCTTCCGGCGCGACGGGCGGTTGGGCGGGCTGGGATCTGAACGTCGCCCTCTGGACCGATGGCGCCTGGCTGCGCCTGCCACCACGCGAGGGCTGGCGGGCATGGATCGAGGATGAGGCGGTCTTGCTGGTCCGGATCGGCGCGGGCTGGGAGCCG